CAACTCGCGATCAGCGATCCCATCGAACCCGAGGAAGTTCACCCCGCCTCAGTACGGCTCATAGATCATGTGCCCGCCGATTGCGCCGGCCGTGGTGCCGGTGAACGCGGACAATGACAGCTCCCCAAGTGATGCCGTGTTGCCCACGAGGGTGATCTCCTCGTCGCGGTCACGGGCCAGCCAGCGCGCCATGCCGCCGTATGCGTTGAACGGCAACACCAGCAAGCGCCCGAGAGTCGAGGAGCGCTGCGGGATCGTGGTCGCCGAGTTGCCCACGACCGGAGGCGCGGAGAGCGCTGCGGTGGCCGCGTCAAGCGCCTGGTCGATAGCGCCGCCGGCAACCACTGTTCCGCCGACGGTCGAGTCTCGGCCGAGCACCATGATCTGCGGCTGACTCGTCGAGGACGACTGACCGCCCATAAAAACCTCTAGGAGCGCGATCTTCTGGGTGGCCGAGCCGCCCTGAATGAGGCCCATGTAGGTTGTGTTGGCGAGGTTCGTTGTGTCGGCCGTCGCTGCCGTGGTCACGGTCGCGGTGCCGAGGGATCGTTTAGCCATTGATGGAAACTCCTATTACGGTAAAAGAATCCGTGGGACATCCACGGTATCGAGCGACTTGCCTTTGTCCGCCGCTTCGGAGACTTCTTCTATCACGAAGCGCATCGGTTTGCAGGCGCCGCCAGCAGAAACCTGGGCCGCTTTGCACGGATCGCAGATGTAGTGGTCACACGATTTGCACCACGCCCGCTCGCGCGTCCGCCACGGATTCTTGATGAGCTGCTGGCAGCAGTGGCTACAGGTGTAGGTCGCGAGCTCGTGGCGCCCACGGCCTAGCTCCGGTGCAAGACCCAAGCTGATGAGTAGCTCGGCGGGCACGCCGACGCCGGCATCGATCTCCAAATAATTCTCATCGTTCAACTTGCTGTGAACGGACACGCCTAGTTGCTCCCGTTGACCCGCTTGCGCATGGTGTCCAAGGCGGTGAGGGCTCCGGGGCCGGCCGGTATGATCCCGGGGCCGGCGGCGACCTGCTGTTGAGCCCAACCGAGGAACTGCTGCGCCATGACAAGCGCCACCTCGGGGCTCGGGCAGTTGTGCGTCTCAACCATGCCGAGATACTGGCCGTCCGGCACGGTCACAAAATGCAGTTGATTGTTGCCCGGCCCACCACTTCGGAGGTGCCATTTGACCTGAATCTGTTGTTCCGTGGGCATGGGGACTCCTACTGCAGCGCCGGGATAATAGCGCGGCTTGTGCACCGACAGTTAATTTCAGTTCCGGGCCATATGTTTTTCTTGACCGCCGGGTCGTACATGCCGGCCTTTATGACGTAGCGTTTTCCGTTCATGGCGACGTGCGTCGGCCGCGGAACCTTGCCGGCATGGGAGTGCATCCAGACTGCCTCCTTGATGCCGAGCTCGGAGCGCCGCTGCTCCTCCATGACCGCCTTAGCCTTGCTGCTTTGGTCGCGGGCGATGAACGCGGCGCGCTTGAAGGACACCCCATAGGCGCGCTGGATGCCGGATGTGAGGGCGCCGAGCTTGCCGCCGGTCATCACCGCCTGCCACACGGAGGACTCGACGTCCTTGAGAAACTGCTGCGGAATCGACCTGATTAGATTCACATTCTCGGCGATGACTGCGCGGTAGACCTGCGCCATGCCGGCGGTGGGCTCGAAGGCAACCGTAAAGCCCGCCTCCTTGAGTCGCCGTTTGAACATGCCGTCTAGGTTCCGCCTGTGCTCATTGGCGAAGGCGGTCGCGATATCGTCGCTGGCATTGTTCAGCCGGCGAATCCAGCGCTTACCCCATCGGCGCATAGCATCGCGCAGCGCTGCGACCGGGCTCTCATCCTGCGCGCCTACGCCTATCTCGATGGGGCGGGCCTTGGCGGCGGCCTTGATGTGCAGCAGCATGGACTTTGCCATCGCCGTGATGAGCGCCTCCAGCCGGCGGCGATAGGCCATCTCCAGTCCTGCATTGGTGCGGATGGCCCGGAGGGTAGCTGGCTTGCTAGGCACTGATGCGGACTTCTTCCTCGACGCCCTCGCTCTCCAAGTCCGGGGGCTCGATCACCTTGTCGACGTCAATGGAATCGAAGCCAGAGTCGGGGTCGGACGCGAGATGGTCGCGCGCCTCATGGCCATCGATGATGCCGCTATCTACTGCAGCGACCAGCGTTTCCATGGTGGCCTTGCGCACCTCGGCAACTTCTGAGCCGGCGACCTCCTTCAGCGGCTTGAACTCGAAAGTGATGTCCGGGTCAATCTTGCCGTTGAGGTCTAGCTGGACGACCTTGAGGATGATTTCAAGTGGCGGCCGATAGAGTTGCTCCTGCATCGAGTGCACCCAGGTGTGCCACACCTCGATCTCGCCTTCGGACGTAGCGTTCAGCCCAGCGGGCGAGACGCCCGTCATGATTATCAACGGCTGATGCGTCGGATAGGCCATGTGCTCTAGGGCCTGCCCCTGCAGCTCGCCCAAGCCGGTCAGGGACGCCTGCACCTGAGATAGCAGTTCGTCGTCCTTGTCGTGCAGGAAAATGCCCTGGTTGTCGCGATTTTTGGTGAACAGCTTGAGCCGGTCGAGCAATGCCTGGTAGGCCGCAGGATCGCCGCCCTGCAGTACGGTCGCCATGTCGGTGGCGAGCGTGATGATTGAGAAGTTGCTGATGAGCCGGCTGACACTATCGACCGTCCTGAGCCAGCGCTGCACATACGGGTCGATAAGTTGGGTAAGCGACAGACCGCCGAAGTTGTAGGCGGGCTTGATGATGTCGGGGACTTCGCGCGAGATGAATTTCAACAGCCGCGAGGCGTGCACCGATTGACCAAGGACAACCCATTGCTCAGGGTTATAGAACGTGGGGATCGTGGGGTCGTTTGAGTTCCACGTGATAGGCGTGATCCACATAGGCTCGATGGTGTTGAAGCCTTCGAGCTGGCCCTGCTCAATACCGCCCTCCTTGACTGCCAGCGGCAACTTGCGGATGGCGCCCTCGTCGCCGCGGAGCTTGATGTACACCATGCCGAGGCCATAAAAGCCGTCGTGCTCGGTGACCTTGCGGAACAGCAGTTGAACGCCGTGCTGCTCAAACGCCTTCTCGATCTGCGCGATGAGGTCGGACTTGTCGCCGTCGCCCTTGCTCGTAATCTTGATCCACTCGCGCGTCATCTCCTTCGCCATCGTCTCGACGGGCTGCCGGTATTCGGAGCGCTGAGAGAGCTCGGCGAGGTACGGGTAGCCCGGAAAGTAGAGACCGAAAGCGAGCTGGCCGGCGACGGTCTGCCCGCCCACGCCGCCGAGATAGCCTGCATATGGGTAGGTCGATCCATCGTCGAATGCCATCGCGGGGCGCTTGAACGGCAGTTGCGGCAGCGACAACTGGCGCCTGGATTGGTCGGCCGGCGGCCCGGGAGTCGAGGCGACGATGTGCCCGAGCATGGCTGGCGCTGACTTGGGTTTCGGCTTGGTCACTTCGCCGCCTCTTGAGATTGGTGCGCAATCAGCGACCCAGGACGAGGAACCGGGGGTGGGGCCACCTTGCGCTGCCGACGTTGTTTGCGGTTAGGCTGCCGCGCGACACTGACGGCTTGTCGCCTGTAATGCTCCATCATCAGAATTCTCGGCATGATGACGGACTCGAATGCCTGGTGCTCCAAGATGGCCCGCTTGTTCGTGAGCGCGTCTTGGATCATCACGGCTCGCACCGCCATCCTTACTCCAATATTCGTGGGTCTATCCTCATTGGCCCGCCGCGCGGGGCGAAGGCAATCATAACCGCATCGGCGAGGTTCGGCGATGCCGAGCCGTCGGGTTGCTTATCCACCATCAGCTTTCCGCTGCTGGAAATCTTCCACTGCGGCTGGCATAGCTCGATGCACAGCTTGGGCAAGGCCTTGATGCTGCTGGACAGACTGATGAGTTTGTCGCGGTCATAGGGCATGCCGTGGACGGCCTGATGGGTGTTGTAGAACAGCATCGACAGCCACCAATAGGCCTGAGCCTTGGCGTTCTGAAAGCGGTCCTTTGCCAGCACGTCGGTGCCGGGCACCTTGCGGTCGGGGTTGAATACCTCGCCCGAGCCGCGGAAGGCGGCGATGCGCAGCGGCCGAATGGCCCCCAGCCGGCGGCGCTCCGAGATGCGATTGGCTTCGGATCGCACGCCCGAGCCATAGCCGCCGTCGGCGTCATAGTCGAAGCCGTCGAGGTTCAGGTCCTCGCAGAGTTGATAGGCGCGCTCGGCCGTGTCGCCCACGTCGCGCTGTTTTCCGCTCCATGCCATGCATTCAATGACGCTGATGCCATGGCGTGCACAGAACGCGTTGAGGTCGCGACCCTGGTCTGCAATGTCGAGCGCCCCGCGGCGCACCCCGCTGACCACGATGTTTAGTCTCTTGTCGGCGTCGACGCTCGATTGAATCCACTCTGATGGGATGACGATACCCTCGACGCTGGCCTGATAGTTGATGTCCAGCTCTTGCGCGGTGATCACCGGCCCCCACTGCTCAAGGAACTTGTCGTAGTCCTCTTGCGTGAATCGCGGGTTATCACGCCAATGAAACGTGAACTTCTCAGACTTGCCGTCGTGCATGCGCTCAGCGAAGGTGTTTGTCATGCCGATGACGCTACTGACATCGATGCGGCAGTCGGTGGTTTTGGACAGAGAAGCATCGACCAGCGCATCGCGCTCAAGGTGAGCCGCCTCGTCCACGAAGTAGATCGTCACGCGCCCGCCGCGGCCGATGTTGTCACCGACCTCGCCAGTGATGGCTGATCCTCGCAGCGGGAACAGCAGCCGCATCTGCGCGGAATCGCGTTTCAGCTCAAAGCCGCCGCGCCACTCAAGCGGCAGACCCTCGATGTATGCGCGCGCCTTTTCAAACAGCGAGCCCATGTCGCCGGTGCGGTCAACCTTGTCCTGTTTGAAGCTGCCGAGGCCGACGGCGATGTTGTCGTACAGCACAGCGATGCTGACGGAGAACGCAACCACCAGCCATGAAAGACCCACGTCGCGGGACTTTTCTGTGCCGCCGTATTCGCCCGCGCGCCAGCGGGCATAGGCCCAGTCAACCCACTCGCGCTGCCGCGGGTCCAGCTTAAACGGCATGATGACTGCGCCGTGACGACGCACGTTTCGCGGGTCGACCGTGATGCCCCAGTCATTGATGAAGTCCGCGATGTGCGTCTGGTAGTAGCGACGCAGCTCATCGAAGGTGCGCGAGCCGGCCTGCACATAGCGGGCGCGCTTCCGGGTGCGGGCGCGGAATACGTCCGCGGCCACAGCGCTCATTTGCGCGTGGCTACGCGCTCCAGCGTTCCGGACACATCCTCGCCCATAATCTCAAGGTAGGCCTTTGCCGCAGATTCTTCGCTGATATCCAGCGGCAGCACATTGGTGCGGATCGGCCCGCCATCGGCGCCCGTGTGCTCGACGCGCTGCACTTCGCGCCAACCCATTTGAGATTTGGTCCAGTAGATCGCCGCAGAGACGTTGCCCGCCATGGCCTGCTTGAACAGCGTGCCGCCAATCGCTGCATTCGCCTTGGCTTTGCCGAGATCCAGCTCGGCCCGATAGTGGCGATATAGCGTGTGCAATGAGCCGAGCCCGAGCAGGATCACGATATGGTCGTGCGGCACGCCGACCATCGCCCAGTTTTCGGCTTTCTTGCGCTGATCTTCGGTGGGTTTATGTTGAGGTTTGGCCATGGGTAGTTTCGGAGCGTGCGGGTCGGAGTTGCACCGCCACTGCGCCATTGGTATGGCCGTCGTCTACTGTCGCACGCCTTGCGCCTTTGTACATGCCGGCCCCCATCTCGTCAATTTTACTGAACGGCAGAATCGGCACCGTCAGGCGGGCGCGGGCGGCTGGATTCAGGAAATACAGGTACCGCAGTTGGAATCCAGGGATTGGCTCATAACCTGCGTCGCGCCATGGCTGCATCGATGTAGAGCCGCGCGAGCGGCTGATATGCTTGCCCTTGGTCATCGTCAGTTTATTTAACGTAGCGCCAGTCGTTTGCACCGACAGAGCCGCAATGACATCGCCTTGCGGCCCGCGCCACAGCGTCGTGTTGCGCTTGATGCTGGTGAGCACAAAGCCGGCCGCGCGATAGATGGTGCCGTCACCGCATTGCGTGCCATCGGCAAAGCTGACGATCCACTCAAGGTGCGGGTATTGCTTGCGCATAATCCGAAAGGCAATCGCGAGCGCGCGTGACTCGCTATTGCGCGGCAGGCGTTCGCTGAACGCCAGGCGGTTCAGCTCCATCATGTTGTTCCACGGCGTGTCGCGCACCAGCGGCAACGTTTTACGGCGATCCATGGGCGGCCCGAATTGCAGGGCGCCCTCGATCTTGCCGTCCATGAATACGCCGAGGTGTAGCTGTGAGTTGCGCGTGACCCTGTGGCTGTAGTGCAGCCGCCGCACGATTGCATTCGCTGCGTTTGCGCTGATTGGCCGGACCAGCAGGTCCTTGGCGCTCATGGGCGCGGATAGGCGGCGCAGATGGCGGCCAACGCGCTCCCGTTGCGATTGTCCGAAGTCCCGTCAAACTCGCCGCCCCGGGCGATGCGCAGCGCCGCCTTGACGGTCTCGACCTGCGGATCGGACAGCACAAAGGTCATCTCTTGAAATCCAGCGCGGTCGCCCTCCGGCAGCTCAGGGAAGGACGCGGGCTCCGGCAAATACTGGTCCAACTCCTTAAGCGAAAAGCCGATGACGCTAAGGTCATAGTCCTCGGTTTTCAGATCCGCAAGGATCTCCGTCAGCCGGCCCACATCCCAGCTTGAGGTCAAGGCATGCTGATTATCGGCAACCACCAGGGCGCTGCGCTGGGCGGCACTCAAGCCGCGAACTTCGATGGCCGGCAGCTCTGCCAGGCCCTCAGCCTGTGCGGCCAGCAGGCGCCCGTGCCCTGCTATCAGGCCGCCATCTTCGTCGATGAGCAGCGGATTGGTGAAGCCGAATTCACGGATGCTGGCCCGTAGTTGCTCGATCTGCTCCCCGGAGTGCAGGCGCGGATTCTTAGCGAACGGAACCAGCCGGTCCACGGCGACGAGTTTGTAAGGGTGCAGATTCGTCACAGCTTACTGATTCCAGCCGCGCGCCGCGAGCACTCGCTGTAGCACCTGAATCGCTGCGCCGCTCTTGACGTGATTCTGCGCAAATACCAGTTGCGACCAACCCAGCAGCACCGCGGTGTTTTGCTTGTCCATGTCGCGAATCATGCCCGGCACGGTCCCATGGCCGCCACGAACAATTGCACTGGCCGATACGCTCCCGCTCGCATATCCGCGAACGACCACGAGCCCGTGGAGCTCGACGGCAAGCATGTACTGAGGCCACGCAAAATCCCATCGGTACTGCCGGCCGACGCATAGTGCGATTTTAAATTCAGGGACCGGCGGCGGAAGTTTGAACCGCTCGATCTGCGCGGCAAAGTCTGTCTCAAGTTTGCTGCTCATCAAGCGGCCCCGGCACTTCATTCGGACCGAGGTGATCCAGCGGCAACTGCGGTTGCGCCTTGGCGGATTTCGCGACCCTACCGAATTGCAGGGATGCGGAAATATCCAACCCCTGATGCGTGTACAGAACAGCTATCTCGTCTGCTGATGCGCGGTACTGCACCGTCAGCGACAGATTGGTCAGACCGCCGGTCTGCGGTTCAAGCCGCAGGTTTTTCAGCTTGCAGCTTTTGAGGGTCATGCTGGTCGCGCCATCGAGGAACAGCCTTACCCCAGCGCCTTCAAACTTATCGCATAGCGCATAGGCTGCAATCTTCCGCGCGCCCCACGGCTCGACGGGCTTTGCCTTGATGTTGAACCATCGGTTGTGGATGCTTGGCTCATTCATCAGCTCGCCCAGCTCGTCGCCATCCAGCAGCATCCCATGAATCGTGAAGTCGCAGGCTGGCACTGGATCCTCGCCGTCCATCTCAGCTCTGGCGTTGATGTGCGTCGACAGCTTGCAACCGCGTTTCGTTAAACTCATGGCCATGATTGGTTCGCTCCGCTAACCGTTGATAGTGCGCATTGATTCGTGCGCAAGGTCCATGAAGTACTGCCATGCTCCGCGCTGGGTTTCCGGGTCTGTGTTGCCATCCATCACCGACCGAGCCCACTGGTTTTTCGCTTTCACCAGCAACCCAACCATTGCGATGGATTTCGGACCAACATCGACGCAGCGGGTTGTGGGGTTGTAGCGCGAGTCCGGGGTGTATCGACTGCCGCTGCTGCGGATGTGATCCAGCAAATGCAGGTTTGCATCGATAGGCCAACCCTCGGCCAACATCTCGGGCGCCAGCGCTGATGCCGCGTAGGTTGGCGCATGCGCGCGCTGGAATTTTTTGGATATGGACCAGCATTGCCTGGCCGTGGGGATTCGCTCGGGGCCATCTTCGCCAAGGCAGCGCTCGACGACTCGGGCGAACATCGCGAGGCTCATGCGGGACAGGCCGAGCCAGTAGGCCTCCATGCGCGATGAGTCGAGCGGCACGTTGAAGCCTGAGCAAAGCATTTTCAGATGCAATTCGAATTCAGCTCGGTCGCTGCCGTTCACGTGCCGCCTCCTCCGCGTCGAGTTGATCCGCCGTCTTGGGGCGGAAGGGTAAGGTCGATTGGTCCTTGAGTGCAAATAATCCTTGCCAGCCGTTTGCGATGGACTGCTCGACCACGGCGAGCTGCGACAGCCCAAAGCCTGCGAGTTTCTTTTTCGCCAGCGGCACCGACTGGGGCTTGAGCTTCCGGTATGCCTGCCATGCCATCCATGCGGCTGGGTCCAAACCATCCGGGTCGGGCGCATGCCCGTTCGGTTTCAAAGGGGGAGGGGGGTTCTTCTTCTCTTCCTTTAACTTAACTTCCTTTAGATTAGGAACGAGCGATCGACGAGCTTTCGACGAACCCTCGTAGACTGGTACGCGAGGCGGCCCGGGCCTGTCGATGCGTTGGTGTTTCGTAAAGTTCTGAATGTGCAGGAATTTTTCACCTTTGGTTTCGTATTCGACCAATAATCCTTGAGCCAGCAATTCAAGAATCAGCGGCTCACAATCGATGTTGTCGAATGGAAAGGCTTGAGCCTTGAGTTGCTTTGCGCTTCGGATGAGTGATCCGCAGTCGTCGGCGAAACACCAGCTCGCTACGAACAGTAGTCGAGCGTTCGACGAACATTCGCCAATCTTTACGTCAGTGAAAAACTCTGGACTGACCATGCGCTTTCTAGCCATCAGCGCGCACCCATGGAAAGCCGCATCTCATGCCCCCTATTCTTATTGCTGCGGCGCAGCTTGATTTTCTTCTGGCGGGTAAATATCGGGCCTGAGAGCAGACCTTGACACCCCTGTCAAGCGCTCAATTTCCAGCGCCCAGTTGAACGGCACGCGGCCGGTTGCGCGCCAATATTGCACATTTTGCCGGCTTACCTTCAGCCGCCTAGCGAACTCTGTGGGGCGGCCTATGACCGCAATTGCTTGATCCAGCGCGAGTTTTCCCACCGCTCTGTCTTTATTGTCAGCCATAGCCCCGGATCATAAGCCAAAATCGCTTACACCGTGCTGATTTCGCTTTACACCATACCTGTAAAGGCGCATATTACGCCTACCGGCACTCGGGCCGGCACTCGGAGAATCGGAAATGACACAGAAACAGCTTGCGGCGCGCGATGTATTTGTAAGCACGCGCTCCTTCGTCACAGCCCACGGCCATGCGCCGCGCGGCTTCGGTGGTTGGGCTTTCTTCCCGCGCAATGATCAACGCATTGAGGCGGCGATCTGGGTCCACCAATCCAACTACGGCGCAGCGAAGAAAGTAGCGCAGGCGCAGGCCGCAGCGGCGGGTATCTCCTGCATCGTGGTGGGATTACGAGCAACATGAGCTACTGCCGCTTTCAGAACACCCTCGGCGATCTGTACGACTGCAAAGAGGCGCTAGAAGAACTCGACCAAGACCCAGACATCGCGCGGCTTTCAGAGGATGAGTTGCGCGCCGCCAAGGCGCTGCTGCAGACCTGCGCGGACATCATCAACTTGATTGCCCTTCGCGCGGGGCTTGATGAGGCTGACCTTGAATTCGAAATTGAATCTGTGATGGACGATCTCAATGCGCCCGACAGAGAGGACCGCGCCAGCGCCTTGCTCGCTGATTTGAAGGTGCAATCATGAACCAGCGCCATCTCGCCCGCGCTGCCGCCGCCAATGCCATGGCAGAGGCCACACAAGACCCAAGGGACCGCGCCTGCTGGCGCTCCGCTGCTGCCGCATGGGAGTACTTGGCGGGCGGCCTGAAGGCGGCCACGGCGCGCGGGGTGCAGCTACAGGCGCAGCGGCGGGTTGCCGCGCTGATTGCCAATCTCCCACCCGAGCCCGATGCCGCCGCCGAAATCCAGCAGACCGCCAAGGAGCCGGTCCCTTACTACGCAAACATCGCGTTTTGACAGCGGTGCGGCGCCTGCGCAAGCGGACGCCGACCAGTGTCAACACCGGCACAAACTGCCGCGGGTCAGGTATCCCGCAACGGAGATAGATCATGTCGAATTTCAACGCTCATTCAGCCTCAGAGCAGTGGCGCACTCGCCCAACCGACCAATGCTTCGGCTCGGTCGACGCGGCGCTCGCTGCGGCTACCTTCACAATGCAGCACAGCGCGGGCCAAACGGTGCCATCCAAGT